AAATTTCCTATAGGAAGTAAGAAGACTGCCCAAACTAGCAGACATTCCACCAGAAGCTGAATAGTCAGCACCTAATGTAAGACTATAAGTCTTTTGTCCAATACTACTGAAAGTAATTCCCTGTGCATTTTGTCCCCAAAGACCATCACCAATAGTAACAGGAGTAAAGTCTGTTGAGAAACCTGAAGAAATTGGTTCAGTATTCCAAAAACTGTCAGCTGCAGAAGCCAAAGATTTACCAGCGTAAATTTCTTCAGAAGCTGTAGAAAGGAAAGACTTATAATAAGTCTTAGATGGAGCAGCTCCATCAGCTATTGTATCTTTTGCCTTGGAAAGGAAAGGATGCTTCTCAAGAATACTTCCTTGAATACCTGTAATATCACCGGTATCATCTACAATGACAACATGCATGGAGTCATTCTTAGCTTGTCTCTTCAAACAAAAATTACTTGTAGTTGGTCTTGGAGCAATGGTCTTCCAAAAGAGAGTAGTGTTTGTGAGACCCAAGGTCTGATTATCATACCAGTCTTCTGCGCTAGATGCTGTGGCAGAAACCGCAGTAGCTCCACCACCACCAGTATTAATACCAGAATTGTTTACAAACCAAACAGCGTCAGTTGATTCAAAAGATCTTCCTGGATCAGCTTCAGCGTAAACGAGATCACGTAAAGTAGATCCACCACCAACTGTCTCCACACGACCCACAATTCTAACATCAAAACTACTATTACTACCAGCAACGTCTGTAGTAACACCAGTAACAATACCCTTTAGATATCCGTTAAAGACTGTTGTACTACCAGCTCCAGGTACAGAAATATTACTCAATACAGTTGTTACACCATAACCAATAACAGCACCAGCTGCACCTGGATTAGTGGTGGCAATACCGATTGTTTGATCAGCTTTATTATCAATAAAGCAGATCTTCATAGTATTTGACCATGATCCAGGGTTCTTAGCTGACCAATACCAAGTAGTGGCCTCACTAAAATTGGCCTCATAATCATCCTGATTCTTAATCTTCAAGGATGTAGTAGCGGCATAACCAACAGCTGCGTTAGCATTGTTGAGGTTATTACCATCAGTTCTACAAACTTTAAGAATACCCCCATACGACAAATATGAAGATGCCGTCAGCCAATATTCGTATTGTCTATCAGTACTTAGTGGCTTACCAAATGTGGTAATTAATTCTCTCTCCGTAGCAATACTGGTAGGCTCATCAACCGGTCCTATTCTAAAGGGCCCGGCAATGGCACCAATATTGTCTAATACGTTCTCTGCTCTTCCGACGGTCAGATCAACTTCCCTGATCAGCACGCCTGGAGATAATTGCGGAGTCGCCATGTTTTTCTCCCTCTAAAAAAGTCTCATTTATCTAAGAAATATTTATTAAAATACCCATTTACATGTAATCCCACATGTAAGATCTATCTCCATATTCATCAGTATGCCATCTATCTCCATCTTTATCCACAAAACTACCTTCGTCATCTAATCCATCAGACATAAATCCAAATGGCGCCATGTCCTGTTCTATCTGATGCTTCTGTTCTTCGTATAGTCTTTTCCTTACATCTTGATCTGTAAGCTCTTTAAAATAATCCTGTGCAACTAACCATGCATAAATTACCAAACACATAGCCAAATCATCATTACATCCCTCTTCAGCTTCAAAAGAATTGTGTTTAGATATAAAAGTAGTTAATTCTGATATAATATCATAATCATTAAAATAAACCTTATCTTCTTCTATTAGAGTCTTTAAATTAAGAGATCCTACTTTCTTAACAGTCTTGGACATCTTCACTCCCAATTGAACTTTCTTTCCAGAAAATCCCTGTCCAATAACCTGACCAGCTCTTCCCCTCATAGAAGACATAAGAATATTTTCATATTCCAAATCATACTGAAGAATAGAAGCTACCTGATCTCCTACATCATTGACTTCACAAAGAATAAATGCATTATTATAATTTTTGGCTACATCATAGATTACACTAGGAAATAACATAGGTTTAATTTCATTATTCTTATATTTGGCTACTACTCTGTGTGGAAATTGGGTAATATCTATAACTACAAATGCAGAATAATCATTACCCACTCCTCGTGCTACGTCTACTGTCATCAAATAATCATGATCCTCTTTAGTCCCTTCGTAGACATCTAATCCCTTACTTCTTTGTTTTGGACTGTCATACACTAGAGTCTTTAACTTGCTGGGAGCAATAAGAGTATCAACAGATCCTAAGAACTCACACTCAAACTCAATTTTAAACTGATCTTCTGATGTATTGTTAATGGTCTCCTGTTTCCACCTAGCATCCCTTCCAGGAACTTCAGACCAATGAACATCAGTAGGAGTATATTCATTTTTTCCTCTCTCAGCATCATGCCAGAGACGATAAAAATGATTCATTCCATGCGGCGTCGAGACAATAATAACTTTAGTACTCTTACCAGAAGTAATAGTAGGATAAACGGAAGCAAAAAACGAATCAGCAATATGATTTGGAACGAATGCAAACTCATCCAAAAACAATATATTGAATGACATTCCTCGAACAGCTGAGGCAGAGGTTGAAGCAGCCAAGATTTTAGATCCATTTTCTAACTCCAGTGAACCTTTATTCCAAGATAAAATACCCTGTTGCATCCATTTAGGTAAGTTTTCATAAGCAATCTGTAACCTTCCCAAAAGTTCTCTAGCAGTAGCTGCTTTGTTGGCAAGAATACCGATATTAACACTATCATTAAAGACAGCATAATGTAATAAAAATGCTACAACAGTGGTAGACTTACCAGTCTGTCGTGGCATCTTACAAATATTAAATCTCTTCTTATGAAAATTTTCTATAAGTTCCTCTTGAAAATCATATGGACGAAAAGGCATTAAACCTTCATCAAGAGTAACAATCTTTATATAATTTGCAGCAAAATAAACTGGATTATTTTTGCATTTGATATACTCACGAATATTATCCTCAGTAAATTCCTGAGCAACATTAGCTTTCTTTAAATTCGGATTACCAAGATAAATTTCATCAGACATAACAATACCCCACTAACTCAAGGCCTTCCTCCCGCCTTAACTCCCAACATTCCTCTCATCTCACCAGCATTAACATATGCTCCACCATCCAATGTATCAATGAAATAAGCTCTAATTTTAGCTTGTGGATAAATCTTATCTAATGCATGTTGAACTTGATCTCTTGTAGGTTTTGTTGTGAATGGGAAGAAAAATCTCATCACAAGCAACTTTCCTCTCCAATTTAACAAAATCCTCCAAGTATTTCCATACTGAGCACTAACTCTGGTTGCTTCAGCCATACCCTTCATAGGAGCTGGTTTAATTACATCAACAATCTCATACGCCAAATTTCCATCAGCATCATCAAGAGTAATCTTATTCTGATACTCGTTGACAGTTTTTCTAATTCTACTTAAGGCGTCCATTGCTCAAACAAGAGTTTTTACTATTTATCCTCCACCATTTTCACCACCATTTCCATTTTTCTTTACATGTACATGATGGATACCACCACCCCAATACTCATCATTCCATTGAGTTTTAAGAGGAACACAAGCATTTAACTTTTTATCATACTCCATCCCATATCTACATTTAGGTTCGCTACCATCTAATCCAGTTACCCTAAGAGCAAATTTTTCTATAAATTGATTAAAATTCTTTCTTAAAACTTCTTGGTGAGATTCTGTATATTCTTTAGCAGATTCTTTAAAAAACTTTTTAAAAAGTTTCATAGTCCTACAACGGTTAAAGGGTCTGAATAAACAGTCGCTATTCCTGCATTAGTATCAAACTTAACTCTATTACTCTCCAAATTTAATGTAGTCATATTACCAAGACTAATACCATCACTAGCAATCCCTACTGCCCCAGTACTATTAACTTGACTAAGCAATCTAGGCATTTGCTGTCTCCAATACCGAAAGCAATACTTTTAATGTGGTATTTGCGCCAGCAGTTGCTTTAATTGCATCACTGGTTTCCAAAACTAATTTTCCATCTAAGGGAATATATGCATCATTAACAGGAACATTTGCTTCATTAATTATCTCAGTA